CTAAGCAACACTATCTTCCCACAGTTTTGCCGCTTCTTCGTCACCTCTTAATTTCGCTTTGTGAGCTTCAATAATTGCAACGGTTTCAAGGGGTTCAGGATGGTCACCAACAAGAAGTAGTTTAAGAGAGTTTAATTCTGAAAACTCGCGGTTTCCTGTTCTTACATGGCTAAGTGTGTTTGCGCTAATACCTGTTAACTTCGCAACCATGTAGTCAGATTCAACATCTATCACGGTTTTGAACCAATCTAGCAATTCGATTGAATTGGCTATTTTCATAAGTTTTCTCATCATCAACAAAATCCCTATTTTTGATTGTAGACGTAGTACACATCATTTTCACTAGATTACATGGTGTGGATATATTACAAGGTGTGGGTTACGATTCACCTCGTTACTGGTTTTCTCAACTGGAAACAATCCCTTGGCTTTAGCTACTGAGTGTTTACTCAGTAGCTATTTTTCAAAACAAAAATTAAGCCAAGGTGAATATTTACCCATAACCAAGCCAAGGTGAAAGCATGACGGATTACAAAGAAGGCGATTACATAAGTGGAAGACGGGTCGAGATAGTAGGCGACCAGTTATTAATTGAAGAGTGGTATGACTGTGTAGTCATTCGAGAGATATCTATTTGTTTCAAAATGAAAACTATTCATTGTGAAGCAGATGGGCTAATTGTGAACTTCACTCACTTTAAATTTTCCTTGGGATCTCCAACAGTCATGATTTATGAATGCGATAGTTATGTCGGATTGCTTTCACTTAAACAAAATGAATTGGAACAGCTAAAGCTAATGGCTGAGGCCAAAGGTTTATTACGCACGCCAACTTAATCGTTGGCGTTCGTGTTTATAGCTAAAGCTATCACGGTAGCTTTAGCTATAAGCACTCGTTAAATAAACGGCTTTAGGGTTTCGTATTTGCTTTGGATCATAGTGTAAGTGGAGCAGTACGCTTTAGCCGTGCGGGTTGAGTGCCCGAATGGGGTTATCACGGGAACATTGTCAATAGCCCCACCTGTACGAAGCGATAGCGTTACGGCTAGGAGAAGCGCCCAGAGGGGATAATAGGAGTTTCGCACACTCCCGCTCATGACCACTAGGAATACGGCCAAAGCTATGAGAGTGAGCAGGCGGCAACAGGGGAGCGTTAGGTTGAAAGCTCTTGAATAGTCACTCTTGCGGAACGTTTACCACAACGTCCCGCCATCTGAAGCAGGGCTTGGCAAGTAACACTAGCTTTAGCGTTACTTGCCAAGCCTACCTATCGCGTTTCAGATGCAGCGCCGACATTACGATTAGCTTTAGATACCGATTCAGTTCGGTTAGCTCTTTAGCGGTTCGTAAGGGGCTTGCTGCATCTGAAGCGCAGCGAAGATGTAGCAAGGGTGAAGAGCTTCGACCTACGGGAGGCATTATAAACCCAATGAATCGCCCCGCGAGGGGCCATCCTTTTTCTGGGGTGAAAAGGGGGTTATTTTCACCCCATACAACCCCAAGGGCGTAAGTGAGGAGCAAGGCCCTGCAAGGGCTTTCATTACCGCGCCCTTTGGGCGCTAAAAAACATGACCTGTTCATTTCATAGCAAACAAAAAATCTTATAGGGCGGTGCGGTATGTGCGTCAACAAGCCCGCAAGGGCTTTTGTCCACATATCCACGGCTTATTGGGTTGTGCGGTAAGTGTGTCAGCAATCCCGCAAGGGATTCTGTCCACTTATCCACAATTTTCGTTTTTTTTCAATAAAATCATAAGGATAGAGTTTTGAGTGACATAAAATCAAAGATATTCAATGAGTTAGAGCGAATAGCTGTACTTGAAAAGCAGGTAGAAAAGGCCAGCCCGCTCAACATCAAAGCGCCAGCAATTGCACTGGCTAAGTCTCAGCGTAAGGTCATCGCTATGCTGTGCAGCGTTGTATTTGAACCCGAACATCAAAAAGGGGGCGCGAATGGCTAATGAAGTTTTGGGCGTTGTTACGTGTCCACATTGCGGTAGTGACGCCACAGTACACCGTCAGGCGAGCCGAAACGCAAAATTGTACTACCGATGCTACGACGGCCCTAAAGGCCCGTGTGGAACCGTGCAGATCACCTTAGAGGGCGGTCAATGGTGGCTCACTAACAATATGCGCCCATTAACTGGCGCTGAGGCTGAAGAAGCCGCCCATGAAGCCGCAGAGCTTGCCAGAGAGGCACAGCTCAAAGCAGCAAAACAAAAATCAGGAATATTTACCGCTTTATTTGGAGATGATGAAGCATGAGCAACGAAGCAGATCAGCAAGCAATAGACACAATTGCAGAAGAACTAGGCCAACCAGACTTTTCAAGCTTTGAGACAGACAGCCCAGAAATAACAGGCGAGATAATGGCAAGTGAGGGCGGTGGTCAGTCCGTTTCAGTAGGCGCAGGCGATATGACCGTGATTGTCGCAAAGTTTGCCACAGGTTACATGGCAAGGCGTAACGGTGAACACTGGAACTTGCAACCAGAGGAAGCCGAAGAACTGAGCAAAGCAATGGATGCACTTGTGCCAGATATGAATCTATCGCCAACGTGGGCGGCTGTGGCCGTAGTTACAGGCATTTTCGCACCGCGCATTATCACAGATATGCAAATTCAAGAAGAAATCGAAATTAACGGGGGTGAAGATGACCAGAGCAAAGCGGCCAGCTAAGCGGCAAGACCCATCATTACCGAATGAAAACATTCTCATCGTTGGTGCTTCTGGTAGTGGTAAATCTGCGTTCCTACGTGAAACGGTGGATTTTAAACAGCGTAGGATTATTGCATGGGACCCTGAAGAAGATTACCCACTCCCAAGAGTACGAAGCCTTGAGGCATTCTTAAAACTCGCTAGAAAGAGCGGTTTCGGGCCTATACGGTGCGCCTTGACTGTATCGCCTACAGAGGAAAACTTCGAGCAGTTTTCGGCAATCGCGTTTGCGTTGGCTCATGCTGCTGCACCAATGACGATAATCGCGGATGAAATCGCAGACGTTACACGGGTGAGTAAAGCAAGTTTCCATTGGGGGCAGTTATGCCGCAAGGTGCGCAAATATGGCGGGCGGCTATGCGCTATAACTCAGCGCCCGCAAGAAGCGGACAAAACGATTATGAACCAAGTGGAATACACATGGTGTGGCGCACTCAAGACAACGGCCAGCGCTAAGTATATGGCCGCAGAAATGGGGATCACATTAGAGAAATTACAGTCAATTCAAAACATCCACCGCAAGCAGGTTCAATATTGGATCCGTAAAGGGACGGATGCGGCCACAATGGAGACAATTAATTTTTAACTTGCTCGAATTCAATAATAGAACTATTGATTATAGCCATTATATTCGAGTTCTTACATGTAGCGATAACGATGTGTTTATCGCTATTAAATATCACTCTTCCACATACCTTCTTATTTTCATTTGTTTTTATTTTTACTTTTATTTCATATTTTGGAAAGTAATCAATCCTTCCAACTTTCTTAATTTGGGATCCAATTAAAAAAACGCTGAACAATATTACAGCTGAAGCCATAGCATAAAGAACTAACTGATCTTTTTTATGAAGCTTACCTTCAATTAGCTTTTGGGTTTCAGAAACTTTTCTATTAATTGAAGCTTTATGTTTTTGCATTTCTAGAATCGTCCCAATTGAGTCTTTCACATCATATGAAGCTTTCTTTTCTTTGAATCTCTCAATGAACTCTTCAACCGATTTTTGCTGGGCCTCTAAAAGTTTTTTATCATTTTCTAATACCGACTTTCTGAAATGGTACGCATGAACTAACAAGAGAGCGAGTATAATTAAAGATATGATAATTATAAGCATTCTCTCAAACTCTAAAACGCGAAGGGCAAACCAGTACAAGTCAACAAAATCTAGAAACACGGTGTAATCAGCATTAAAAATTGAGAACGTATATTTAGATATAAAAATAGATAGCGCAGTATAAGATGAAATAGTAATAGTAGTTATAAGCTGCCAATGCTCCTTAAAGGCATAAGCAATGGTTCTAAAAGTTTGAAGAATCATCGATTTTTCCAGTTAATTTAAAGCTATAGTAAAGCTAAAACAAGCACTTAAATCTTAGTTTACCCTGCATGTGATTTTAAACAAAGGAGAATCACATGTTCAGTAAAAACCGCCTTATCACTATAGGCATGACAATCGCTATTATCGCGGTCATCAATAAAGCCTCACCGCTTCGCCCAGTTAAACGACTAATCAACTAAGGGGTAGAAGATGCGCGAGATTGTAGCTTTACCAACCATTTCAGGTGTAGCACCTAAAGCCAGTGTTTCCCAGACATTACCAATCGGCATGACCTATGACCGCATTCACATGCAGTATTCAGGGGTAACACCGTCACAAATTACCAACGTGCGCCTTGAACTCAATGGCCGATTGATTACGCAGTACAGCACATTGCAAGACCTTATCGAAGAAAACACACGTTTTAAGCGTGAAGTGAAAGCAGGGATTGCAACGTGGCACTTTGTACGCGATGACATGTCCAGTGCGCTTTACCCAGAACTCATAGAGCAACGCTTCTTTGCATTGGGTACAAATGGGCTAAACACCGCACAAATTCGCTTTGATATTGCGCAAGAAGCCACAGCGCCAGTTATCGAATGCTTTGCTGAAAAGTCAGCGGCCAACGTGCCAGGTACTTTGATGAAGCGAAGAACGTTTGTGTACAAGCTGAACAATGGCCGTACTGAAATCGACAACCTGCCACGCCCAACGAACGCCAGCATCATGGCGATTGCGATTAAAGCGCAGGGTGTTGAAGGGGTTGAATTTCTGGTCGACAACGTGAAGTGGCGTGAGTCAGTGCCGCTGGAGCTGCACAAGCACATCATGCGCCAGAATGGCCGCACACCAATCGCAGACGAGTTTTATCTCGACTTCTGTCTTGAGGGTGACAAGTACAACACCTTGAAATTAGATCCCGCTATTCGAGATATGCGCCTACGTGTGGACTGCACGCAGGAAATACAGGCAGAAGTTGCGGTGTATTACTTTGATGACTTTGCCACAAGTTCATTCTAAGGGGGCTAAATGTCTAACCAAACCATGCTGCCACAAGGTTCACCGCAGCCAACCTCTTGGTTGGGTCAGTTCGGTGGATTCCTTAGTGATGCAGTTGGCGCCTACGCCAATTTCGAGGCGGTCAAGGCGCGTAAGAACTCGACAGGTCAGGGGCGGCTGGAACACGCCGCCACACCTGAACTAGAAAATGGCGCAGCCGTTCAGGTCGAGACTCCAAAAACGACACCTAATTCAGCTCAGCAAGAGACCCTTGTATTTGGTGTACCGCAAAAGACGCTTTTGCTTGGTTTTGGTGGTCTTCTGGTGGTTGGCTTACTGCTAAGGAAATAAGTGATGCAGACACCAAGAAACGTGAAATATTTTGCCTATGGTGTGGCGGTGGCCGCAGGAGGCGCATTACTGGCCGAAGTAGTACGCAGCCTTTACCGCAAGTACACCGCAGGGGGTGAACAATGATGCCGTTAATGGGGGCTGCGATGGGCGGAATGCCCGGCATGACGAATGGGGCGGGCAGTCCCATTAGTTCCAGTGCCAGCTCATCGACAGGTGACCAAACGCAGCGTAACGGGTTCACAGGTGGCGGGGTGTCCTTTGGCACCAATAACAACAATCAGTTGTTGATTATTGGCGGTATTGCCTTAGTCGCGCTGTTCCTTTTGAAAAAATGAACATAGCACCAATTAGCGAGCTGTGGCGGATTAAACGGGCGGCTGGAAGTCCCGCAGATTATGAAGCTATCGCACAAGAGATAAGAGCCAGACACGCAGTTTTTATCCATCACAACGCTTGCTATGCGGTACTACGTAACGACCAAGACGGCCTATGTGTCGTGTGTGCCGAGGGTAAAGCCCTTGGTCAGTTGGCACCTTACATCGTTCAAATTGCCAAAAAGCTCAGCGCCCCCTCAATCGTATTTCATACCAAAAGGCGGGCACTGGCACGCCTACTTAGCGCTTACCACTTTCAATATGAAATGACCGATATCAACGGTTACTTAGTTTACAGGATGGTTCTCAATGGGTAGTAAATCCAATAGTACCAGCCGTCAGTCCACCAATAACACCAGTGTTTCGTTTGGGGTTCAGGGGGATAACAACGGCTTTATGAATGTTGGGGACGGCAACACATACAACATTCAACAAACAGATCATGGTTTAGTAAACGCAATGTCGAACATCGGTGCAGATATGGCCGATACGTTTCAAACGATGACCGATTATCAAACACAGTTTGCATCTGATGCACTGTCAGACGCATTTAATTTCGGCTCTGATATTAACCGCGATTCGCTAGATTTTGCAGAGAATAACAGCGCTCGCGCCTTTGACTTTGGTGCAGATGCACTGGAAATGGGCGGGAATTTAGCCCTCGATGCGATGCAATTTACCAGCGACACAGCCAATACGGCCATGCTGGAAAATGGCGACTTAGCCCGTGCGGTCGTCAACTCAGCAAATGACATGCACGCAGCCAATAACGATTTTGCATCCAACCTATTCGGTGATGCGGTTAATGCCGTGAATGACAGCAACGAACGTGTATCAGAAATGGCGTACTTCACTGCGAACGCAACCAGCGATTTAGCCCGAGATGTTGCGGCCAGTAACGCAGACTTAGCAGGGCTTGCCATTAGCAGTACACAAGACGCACTAAGCGATGCCTATGGCGATGCAGCCGACCAAAGCCGACTGGCGCATAAGCAAGCGCTTCAGTTCGTTGACGATATGAGCCGCAGTGACGGCCAGCAACTCGCATTACAAACCAATAAAACCATGATGTATGTCGTGGTGGGTGTCGTTGGTGTCACCGTTGTCGCCATGATGGCAGGGAGAAAATAACATGTTAGAACGTAGAGTGATTGAAACAAACTTCCCAACTGATATTGATGCTGAAGGGCAGTTCTTTAAGGTCATCAATTCAGAGGTGGAGTTTAGAATAAAAATCTATGCTGTTAACGGCAAAGTGCTTACCGAAACTACCGCAAAAGCAGGTTTTGAAATTACGACAAACCAACTCTTTTCACGTATCCAACTAACGTCAACACAACGACAAGAAATTGAAGTGTGGGTGTCTGCACATAAATTGCAATACGATGCGCCCTCAGCAGGTGCGAACCAAAACCAGAGCTTTTTAATTGAGCACTACGGTGATTCACAGCAAGCACTGCCGTTTGAAGCAAATCGAGTTGCAGTAACACTCTTTTGTGATAAGCCGCTTTGGTACGGTGGCAACGGGGTTGACCTAAATAATGGGATCCCAATTCTACCAAACACGCCTACCCGTATAACTGGCTCTGGTGAACTCCATCTTGCTGTTAATGAGGCAGCGGAGTACACATTAAGTTCAGACATTGAAATGTTGCCACATGGCGCACTCACAAAGTCAGATGTTGACCGCGTGGTGTCATTGTTCGGCAATATGTATGTACTTGATGCTAGCGATATCTACAAGTTAGGACAGGGTGGGTTTACCCAGATTGACCCAGTTGCAGAGCTTGGCGCGGTTGGCTCAACAGCAATCAAAACAGCAGTTGAGTACAAGGGCGGTGTTGCGTGGGTGCAATCTGACCGAGTTTTCTACGGCCACTACAAATCTGCACCGACCAACCATAACCTTGGGTATATATCTACCAATGGCACGCGCCTGATTGTGACCAGTGAATTCAAAGCCGCTGACGGTAACGGGGCGTTTAGTGGTAATGGCATGGTGTGGGAATTAAACACTGAAACGGGTGTGTTTACAAAACTCTTAAATGCGCCTCACGGAAACCGATTAAACGGCGTATTTATCTCGCGTGAGGGGGATATTTTTGCACAGGACTATGGTGCACAAACGATTTATAAACTCGTTGATGGTGCAATGGTGTCGTGTGGTCGGCCTCAAAGCACTATTAATTCACATCACATCAACTGTACAGAAGATGACAATTTTATCATCGTAAACGCCTATGAGGGCCTTGGCGTAATTGATAAATCGACAGGCCTGTTTGTTGACAAATTACCTAACGCTAGTGCCGCATGGATTTACAAAAACTCATGGTATTACATTTCTGGTACGCAGGTTTTTGAGTCTCAGAACCAAGGCGCGTCTTGGTCACTGGTTTACACACACCCTAGCAACATCTCAAAGCCTGTTATTGGTTTCGTCAACAACGCACTCATTGTGACTTCATTTAACGGTTACAGCAGTCCAACAAGCTATATCCAATTCGTACCGATTAAGAAGTGGTCACAGCCTAAGGTCATGGTTAGGGCGCTGAAAGAGGTGATCTGATGCAACAGAAAACCCTGTTTTTAGCATTAGGACTGATATTACTAGGAGGATATTTTATGAAGACCGGTTCACCAAAAGGCATACGTAACAACAACCCGCTGAACATCGAAAAAGGCGAAGATTGGATTGGCATGGTGGGCGATGATGGCCGCTTTGTTATCTTCGAAACGGTAGAACATGGACTAAGAGCAGCAGGGCGCATATTGCGCACCTACGCCTTTAGACATGGCCGCACAACCATCAACGGAATTATCTCCCGTTGGGCCCCACCGTCAGAGAACAAAACACAGAACTACATCAATTTTGTGTCAAAGCGTGCTGGTATTCCAAGTGACAGGCCACTGGCCCAAGCGGAATACCCGAAAGTCATGGAAGCCATGATAATGATGGAGAACGGCGAACAGCCATACAGCATGGAAACCATTCAACGTGGCTTCGATTGGGGGTTCAATGGGTAATTTCATTTCAAAAAATGTCAGCCTATTTGCCACGCTGTACGGTGTGTGGTGGGTATATAACTACTTCAAAGTAGAGAGTAAACCGTTTACCAAATCTGTCGCCAGCGTACTGGCTGAAATCCAATTTGCTGCTAATGGCTCTAACTATATTAAGTACCCCAATGCGGGCTTTGTTTTAGACCCAGACAAACTGAACCCAGATTATACCGTTAGGGATAAGACGTGGTTAAAAGCAATGTCAATGACGCATGATGATCACATGGATTATCTAGAAAGACTGTTCGACGGAAACTTACAGCTTAGGCCACGATACCAGCCGCTAATCGGCCAAATCGTAACGGCTCAGGCATTAGATATGATTGATAAAGGATAGGGTATGGATATGTCTACTATCGTGGTAATTGGTGTGCAAGTCTGCGGTTCTATTGCCACCATCGCCACACTAAAAAACGACATCAACTGGCTGAAAGTCATTATTAACGCGCAAGACGAGCGCATCAAACAATTGGAGGCAAAGATATGCTAACCACACTAGGAAAATACCTGTTAACGAAGTTGGCCACAGAGGCATTCATCAAACGAGTCTGTTTAGCAACGGCCAAGCACCTAGCGGCCAAGAGCAACAACAAGTTGGATGATGAATTAGTAGGGGCTTTGGATGAGGCTTTGAAGTAGTTTGCATTTTGATATTTGTAACGCAAATCAAAAAATGGGCTGCAATATCGCAGCCCAAAATACTAAGCCGACTTGTCCTTTTTCTCCTCAAACCTGAGCATGGCATCCTTGAACCTAAAGCGGTCTGATATTTCAATCAGATCCCGTCCCATTTCCTTGAGTTTTTCGCGTGACCCAACCAAGTCCTTTAAGTGGTCAATTTCTGCCTGTAACGCGATTGTCTGCGCCTCATGGTAATGGGTAGACTTCTGCAAAAAGTCTATTTTGTTTATGTAGTTTGGTTCATACCTTAAGCCGCGAGGCGTCCATAAATAGCCGTCTCGGCATATTCTAAATTCACGCCATTCAGGGTGATTAGAAACACGGCCATCAATGCGCATTTCAAGCATCCTTACTGCACGTGGACAAGGTTTATTCTGGCTTATCCAACGCTCAAGCGTGCGTTCTTTAACTAATAAGAACTCACAAACCTGTTTGCGGTTAAGCTTACCAAAATTCATAAATCCCGCTCTGAAAAGTAACTCTTTAAAGTCAGTCATCATCAATCCTTACTTCCTTTGACGTTGTTTTTGCGTCGAGCGTCCTGCGCGGAAGTGGGTTTTTATATGAAATTTTTCGATTAATAAATTTAGAACAATCAATTTTGCTAATGATACAGGAAAACGAGAAAACTTATAAAAACAAGGCTTAGAGGGGGATTTTTGATTCAACTGTACAACGACCGTCAAAATGTCGCAAAATAAGCTATTTAACATAACGTAAATTATGGGATATTTAAAATAGCATAAGGAAAACCAAGTAAATCACCATAATTATGTCCAATACTAGACGGTATCGGACATTAATGAAAGTTTACTGTATTTTCTATTGAGCTATGGTTTCGCTTTTTATAGTATGTGGTTGAATTTGTAATTTGAAGTATCGACATATGGAATTTGTAAGACCGCTAGAACCAATCTTGATAATTGATGACGCTGTTGAGATCAGAGATTTTCTGACACAGATTTTGGAGAACTTAGGGTTTGAAGAAGTTTATGGTTGTGAAGACTTTGATTCAGCAAAGCCGCTACTAAAGCACAAACAGCCCAGTGTTGTCTTCTTAGATATTGAGCTTCCCGATACAGATGGCACCGAAATTCTTTCCTACATCAACGAAAACTTTCCTGTGGCCCATGTCATCATGTGCTCGGGTCATAATAGTATGGAGAATGTTCAAAACACTTGGGAACTTGGTGCTAAGGGCTTTATCGCTAAACCTTTCAATGCACATAAAGTGGATTCGGTAATGAAGCGTTTAGAGCTGGTTACATGA